TCTGTTGAGTTTTCTACATCTTCGAACGGTGGTTTTACTCTTTCTTCTTTTACGGTTTCGCCTTATTCATCTTCTTCCGAGGATGTTATTACAGCAATTCAGAAGCAGACGAATGATATTATTGATAATCAAAATCAGCATTATCAGGATACCGAAAACAAGTTTCAAGGAGCTGTTAATTCAGGTCAAGCCGGAGCGAATCAGGAAATACAGGATAATGTCGGTCAGCTTGAAGATTTTGATAACAAGATATTTACGGATGTTTCGGATTATACTTCTCAGCTGGATTTTGGCCTTGGAGATTGGTCGGAAGCCGCTGCGGGTATTTCATATATAGGCAGTATTTTTATGCTGATATGGGACAATAGCCCTACTCAAGTGATTGTTTTGTCGCTTATGGTCGGTCTGTGTCTTTTGATTTTAGGCCGTGGCCCTCGTGTCGCTGGTGAGGTCAGGCGGCATGAGGAACGGGCTTCACGCCGTAAAAAGGGGGGATAGCCGGTGCTTGAATTCCTCTCAAATATCGCGAATGCTATTTTTACGGTCTTTCAGCTGCTTTTAAATATGGTTCGCGGCCTCGTCTCTTTCTTTTTGATGATACCGCAGTTTATCGCTTATCTGGATACGGTCTTTGCTTATGTTCCGGCACCGTTGTTTGTTTTTCTTGTTCTGGGGTCTTTAATATCCGTGATTCTTTTAATAGTGGGGCGAAATTAAATGGAAAATCCGTTGTTGTTTGGCTGGCTGCCTTTGTTCCTGGATAAGTTTTTCGGCTTTCTCCGGGGATGGCATTTAACCGAATCTGTCACGATGTTTGGTTTTTTACTCGGTCTTTGTTTGCTGATCGTTGTTATCCGGTCTCTGCTCCTGAAGGGGTGACGCTATGAACTATTACGATTATCGGGATTATTTCCGTCAGATTATAGATTTGCTTGAATCTCTGATTTCAAAATTCGATGCATGGACGGCAGCTGTCACTGGCTTTTGGAATACGCTTTTGAGCTTTCTTCCTATGGCTCTCTGGTTTCTGGTTTTGTTGGTCGGTGTGGCTTTGATATTGAAATTATTCTTCCCGAGGTGGCGCGATGTATGAATTATTTTCTCAGCTTATGCAGGGATTTTCCTTGGACAACCCACTGGAGTATATTTGCGGTTTTCTGCTTTTTATCGTGGTTGTTGGGGTATTTTTCCGCTTCCTGTATTCGCTCATTAAGCCGTATTAGATGGAGGGTGAAGAAATGCCTGCGGGTTTCACTGAGGCTCTTAACTGGATTTTTTCGGCCCTTTTGACGGCTGTCAATCAGCTTTTCAGCGTATGGCTTTTTCAGTTGTTCCTTTCACTGGGCATTCTCGCTCTAGTGTGGAAAATATACAATTTACTTCGATAGGAGGTCAACAAAATGGAAGGAGAGGTAAGCGCAATGGCTGCATTCCTGGGCCAGCTTACAGAAGCATTTACGGAGATTCTGAAATGCGTAACTGCTACGGCAACGACGATTGTCGGCAATCCGTTCTTGCTGTTCACTGTCATTTTCCTGTTCGCTGGTGGCGTTATCGGTATTATGGGGCGTATCCTGTCCCGGAATTAAATTGATAGGAGGTTTGTTTTATGGCTGCTTTTCTGACTGACCTTACCGCTGCATTTACTAAGATTCTGGCCTGTGTCGGTGAAACTGCTACGGCTATTACTGGCAGTCCGTTTTTGCTGTTCACAGTCATTTTCCTGTTCGCAGGCGGTGTCATCGGTATCATGGGCCGTATCCTGTCCCGGAACTGAGGAAGTCGGACGCTCTCGGCCGGAGATGGCTCCGGCCGGGGGCGTCTTTCTCTGGAGGTATTTTCATGTTGGATAGTGCTTTAGATCTTCTGGTTGTTCCTCTCCAGTTTCTTTTGAGATTTTGGAGTTTTGATATATTTCGTATGTTTTGGATGGTTCTTTTCTGGATTTTTATCCTTTCTCTTATTTCTCGTATTGTTCGGATGAAAGGTTGATTTTTCAGGTTTACTTACCAGTATGTAAACTTTTGAGGTTTTTCTATGTTTTGGTCTCTTGTTATTTTCTTTATATGTCTGTTTTTCTCTTTTCAGATTTCTACTTTACCATATTCTAACCCTTATACCTTAACCATGATTTTTGGTAAAAAGGGAAGTGGAAAAACTACTACTATGACAAAGCTTGCCCATCAAGCGCAGCGCAGAGGGCAAGCTGTTTATTCCAATATTCCTTTGCCCGGCTGCTTCTTGATTTCGGATGAAGATATTGGTTTTAAGCAAATTCCACCGAACAGTGTTCTTCTGGTGGATGAAGTCGGTATGATTTGGGACAATCGGCAGTTTAAGAATTTCAAGCCGGAAGTCCGGGACTGGTTCAAGCTGCAGCGTCATTACCGTGTAAAGGTCTATCTGTTCTCTCAGACATTCGACATAGACAAGAAGCTTCGTGACCTTACCGATGATATGTATCTTATTGAGAAGCGATTCCGCATTTTTGCTTATGGTAAGCGTATCCTGAAAAAATGTGTGCTTACCGAAGCAACCTCTGACCAGCCTTCCCGGATAGATGAGAATTTGAAATTCGATTCGCTGCTTTTTTTCTGGGCCGGCTCTCGTACCCTGACGCTTATTCCTCGCTGGGCTACGAGTTTTGATAGTTTTGCGGCTCCGGATCTCCCCGCGAAGCGATACGCGCAGGATACAAGAGATTTTGAGCCTGTCCCGTATCGGGTTGTTATTCATACTCTTCTTGCGAATTTTGCTCATGTGGTCGGTGCCGATCGGCTGGCCCGGTGGGCTTGGCGTACCCGTGAGAGGGTCGAAGAGGTTGAAGAGGTCGCGCCTGAGGAAATCGATTTTGAGGAGTTTTTTACGCATCGTCCAGAGGATGAGGGGTGATTTTGTGACGTTGTTTGACCGTGTCCGTTGGATGACTTCCCTTGAGTTCGCGTCTTTTCTTTATGACGTTCAGCTCCGGGCCGTTATGTATGATAGGGAAGGGCTCGGCTTGATGTCTGTTCCGGCTCTGCATTCGTGGCTGCTGCGTGATGCGTCCCTTCGGTGGTTTTAATCTTCATCGCGCTGGGCGCGATATTGGCGGCA